ATTGAAGATTGAAAACCTTCGAGTGAGTGCAAAACTAGTCAATTGGCGGCCACATTTAAAAGTGTGGCGACACTTACTAGAGCCTATGCTTTCATGGGCTCGGTTAGTGTCAGGTGGGTTAACTCGAAGTAAGGTGTTACAGTTAGCGTACTTCGCTAAGTGGGTAGCAAATATGGTACGTAAGCAGGGGAAGGTAGGGCTAGTCCAATATCTGAAAACCGCGCACACTATGCTAATGCAGGGTGTGCCCGGATCCGAACTGGAGGTGCCTTCTCGAGAGATCGCGAAGGTGGCCGTGGCCGCGAGTGCTGATAGTCTCCCAAGGGTGATCCCACGCTACGCGCGTGGTTTCATCCGACGAGGAGATTCCAGCACTATCCGGTTCTGGTTGACGCTATTGGGTATGTATAGGATTCTCTTAATCGAACCGAAATACAAATTAGGAACGATTACCGAACCGGGACGGAAGCTCGAAAGAGCCTTCCTGGTCGAGTGGGTAATGTTCGTGAGAACAAAATTCATAAAGAGTTTGGAAGTACATACGGGGGCTAAACTCCTTGATGTGGGAACCAACATCTTGGAGAGGCCTCAAGTGCTGGCCATAATGAAGGCTTCTGCTAATCTACCTAGTGTAAACTGGGAGAAAGGCGAAGTCGGTCCATCGACCTCTTTCGGTACCAGATTCGCTTCTGCGAAGAAGTGGGTCTCGGGCGAATGGGGATGGAGTTTGTTTCGGTACCTTTCGGTAACTCCGGGAGGTACTGGGACTACGAAGTCCCTGTGGACCCTAATGGAAGAGGTAGCAGAGTCCGCATCGTTGGCGTCAGTGATGACTCGCCAACGCACGTTAGCCGTAAAGGAGCGAAAGAATCTTCCTTTCAAGAGTTATATTAACTTGAGAAAGGGAGATGATTTCTCAAATGGAAGCCGATGTAACGGACGTCTATCTGTAAAGATAGAGCCCGCGGGCAAAGCCCGGGTATTTGCGATGGTGGATTATTGGACGCAAGTAGCATTGAGGCCGCTGCACGAGTGGATATTTTCCGTATTACGGGATATCCCTCAAGACGGGACATTTAACCAACATGGGCCTGTAGAAAGGCTCTTGAAGGTGGTGTCTCTGGATCAGAGGATTTATTCCTTTGACCTTAGTGCAGCGACGGATAGGTTACCCGTTCTCGTTCAGGGTCTGCTTTTGTGGCAGATCTTTGGTCGGCACTTCGCCGCGACTTGGAGGTCTCTTCTTTGCAATCGAGATTATTATCTCGGTGCACTCGTAGCTGGCAAAGCCGGCTTAAGTAAAAAAGGAGGAGTTAACCTCAAGTACGCAGTCGGGCAACCGATGGGAGCGTATTCAAGTTGGGGTATGCTAGCGCTAACGCACCATGCTATGGTGCAATTTGCAGCTTATAAGGCGGGGAACAAAGACTGGTTTACCGCATATGCCGTATTAGGTGATGACATCGTCATTGCTGATGACGCGGTTGCCCGCGAGTATCAAGCATTATGCGCGACGCTCGGCTTGGGTATAGGGATTGCGAAATCTCTGGTGGCGAGAGGTAAAACTCTCGAGTTCGCTAAAAGGTTCTACTTTCGGGCAGAACTAGTTAGTGGGCTTCCCTTGAAGTACTGGGCAGCTGCCCAGCAAACTCTCGGGGTCGCACATGCCTTATCAGCATGGTATCCAGGAGGGAGCTTAGCAAATTTTGTGCGAGCTTTGGGCTGCGGTTTCAAGGGAGCAAGTAGGGTTGATGCGCCATGGAACTCTGTTCCTAGACGTCTTCGAGTCCTGCTTGTGCTCTTGACTCAACCTTTAACTGGGGGGAAATTCGCGATGCCGACATGGGTTGATTGGCTCATGTCGCGTTCAGCGACTCAGAAGGTGCACGTCGATGTGCTTTCTGAGTTAACAAGCTTCAACCCGTGGGCCACAGGCCTACAGGAAGAAGTATTGAAGCCTGCTAGAGACCGCATCGATGAGATGCAGTCAGACCTATTCTTTAATGAGAGTGGGTCTTGGGATCTAGCAGGTCGGCTGATTAATGCTCGGGCTAACAAGTCCGTGGCAGGCGCGGAAGACTCCCTAGACAAGGCTGAAAAATCAATGCAACACTTGCAGAAGTTAAACGTTAAGTTTAACCCGATCCAAGTCTCGGCTATTTGGCAACAAGTAGTTCGGGTCGCTGAGAAGGTGGACCTAATCGAGCCATCTTCTCCGCGTGCCCTGAGACGACCGAAGGAAGTAATGGTCGCGAAAGTTATGGAATTCTATTCCTTATGGACGCGATTAAGAAAACGGATGGCCGTTTAAGGGAATGCCTGAGTACCAGAGTAATCTGGGAGGGGGGCAGGTTTCGCTGGGCGAAACTAACGTTGTGTTGATAACACACGAAACATGTAGCAATCTGGTACTCCATTGCCACGTTGCTGCTAGAGTTAACCCATCGTCAGAACCGGGACTCGGCTTGCCGAGATCCACGGACGACAAATAGTTGAGTGCACTCTAAGCACCATCAGGCCGGAAATAAGGGAGGAAGAGATTCTTCCCTGGGGTCCGGACCCTGAGCTTCCC